AGCGCCTAAAGTTTTTATCTCACCAAAAGTCGAGCAAAACCAATCAGTTATTTAGTTAGTTTATTAAAAGTTAAGAAATAATTATGGAAGAAAGGAAAGAAGAAATGATAAAAATAAAAGTCGGTGAAAAAGAGTGTTATGCCAAACTTATTATTTGTTCATTTGAAAATTGTAATGAACCGTCAGAAACACGATTGACTCAAGACAGTAAGTTCTACTGTAACAAACATGGGCAGGAAAAAGTGGGCGGTTTTATAAAAGCCGTGGTTGGATTAGGTGGATTTGCCTAATCCCCGCTTATTTAGTCAGAATCTTACATCCTGAGAAATAAAAATATGAAAAAAGAGAATCCCGATATGGTTCACGCATACAATGACGGAGCGAAAACAGGGATAGAATCAGAACGCATCCGCATCCTCAAATTGATTGAGGAGATGAAGTTTAATCATGATTGCGAAATAATTATTCCTGCATACTTAATAGATGCAGATGGCCTCAAATCTAAAATAGAGGAAAAGATATGACCCGCCCGTACCTTATCACCAAAAACGCCGTAAAATCGTTCCTGGGGGGCAAATCTTGCCAAAAATGAGTATCTTAGAAAGAAACCACACATGAAATTTATCCTATCCGAACCTGTCTATAACTCTTCTTGCATATTTCTTATCAATGAACCCTTATCAGCTGTCGAAGTTTTAGCTCGAAAAAACGTCACGAAAGACGACTATGAAGGAGCTGACTGGGAAAGTTATAATAAAAATGATGCCACATATTTTTCATTCGTAGGTGAGAAAGGCAAAGATTTTCGTATCTTACATATCCCCAAATTTTCGTGGACAGTTAAAGATATGGCAACATTGGGACATGAGATTGCGCATCTGATATTTGCTATTATGAACTACAAAGAAATCCCCATAAAAATTGAAAATGATGAAACATTTTGTTATTTATTTGAGTATTATTTGCGCGAAGCATTGAATAAATTAGTTCTGAAGAAGAAACAAAATGGGATTCTGGGGGATTAAAAAAGGAGTTAAGCGCAGGCAATCAGATGTTTTATTTTCTAAGATTATTCGGGCTGAAAGAAATTACCAATGCGAGAAATGCGGCAAACGGCACGAACCGAACTCAATGAATTTGGGAGTGTCCCATTACAAACAAAGGTCGCGCGAAGTAGTGAGATATGACAAAAAAAATTGTTTTATTCTTTGCTCGATTCCGTGTCATCAGTATTTCGAGAATAATCCCCGCGATCACGACAAATTTGTAGAAAAAAAACTCGGCAAGAAAGAATATAATTTATTATTATTCAGAAGCGAACAAAGAGGTCATCACGATAGATTTATTGAGAAAGAGTTGTGCAAAGAATTGAGAAAAGAATTAGAAGGCTTGAATTAAAAGAAATTAAGAGGTAATATAATCTCATGGGGATGGCTCAAGCTATAAAACAGAGAATATATACTATCATATAATTTATATGCCTTTCCAAAAGGGACATCTGGGGTACAGAAAGAAGGGAACGAAAAATAAAGAAACCCTTTTGAAAGAAGAACGGAGGGCTATATTTGACGAAGAGATTTCTAAGAAGTGGAAGGATACAATAAATCAATTAAAGCCAGAATACGTAGCAGATCAGTTTATGGGTAAAGCCCCGGACGAACTAATAGTCCGTGCGCCAGTTCTTATAGACGAAGATATAGCCGAAAAAAATGAAATTACACATATATCAAAAGACGATAGCGAGGGACAAGCACAGATTCAGAGTATTAAGGTGCGGAAGAAGATTCGGGAAAACAACATTGATTAGCGAGGAGATAAAAGGCAAGGCATTGGGGAAGCCGAGCAAGATAGCTTATATTGCCAATAACTATCAACAAGCCAGAGATATAGCATGGGGAATGTTGAAACATGAACTTTTAGGTCGAATAATAGATACTAACGAGCAACGTTTAGAAATACGAGTAGAACCTAAAGACGGAGGAGAAAGTATAATCTTTTTAAGAGGATGGGAAAGTGTTGAAAACTTAAGAGGCCAAGCATTCGATTTTCTCGCTATAGATGAGGTGGCGATGATGAGAAATTTCTGGGTGAATTGGTATGAGGTTTTAAGGCCGACATTGACCGACAAAAAAGGAGAAGCATTATTTGCCTCAACTCCGCAAGGATTCAATCATTTCTACGACTTATGCAATCAAGAGCTTACCGATAAAGACTTCAAGAGTTTTCATTTCACAAGTTATGATAATCCATATATTCCTAAAGATGAGATAGATCGGGCTAAAGAAACCCTACCCCCCGAGAGATTCGCTCAAGAATATGAGGCGAGTTTCCAAAAGACACAAGGATTGGTTTATAAAGAGTTTTCGAGAGAAAGGCATTTGTACGATGAATTACCAGAAGGAAGATTTGATAAGTTCGGTGCTATAGATTTCGGGTATCGCAATCCGACTGCGGTATTGGATATAAGATTTAACGGCGAATATGTCTATGTAGATGATGAATGGTATAAACGGGAACGTACTGATTCTCAAATTGCCGATTACGTGAAAGCATGTAATTTCCAAGCCGTTTATCCTGATCCAGAAAATCAAGGAGGAATAGAAGAATTAAGGCGCAGGAATATCAATGTGCGAGAGGTTAGTAAGGGTAAGGGTAGTGTGGAAGCGGGGATTCAGATGGTGAGAGAGCTTTTTTTGCGGAAAAGATTAAAAGTAAACAAACGATGTGTTAATCTTATTGCCGAATTAGAAATGTATTCTTATGATGACGAAAAAAAAGAGAAAGATGAAAATGAAAAACCAATCAAGGCAAACGATCACGCCTTAGACGCATTAAGATATTTTATTTCCTCATGTTTACCAATAATCCAAAGGAAGGAAATGTTAAGCCATCTGCCGAACTTCCCGAGCGTCCCCGACAAGAATCCAGTATGAAGTATATGGTTGATGTGTATATCCCCCCAGAATGCTTGGAAGCGGGTGATTGTCCGCACAGCAGAAAACCCGTGAAAAAAGACGTAAACCCGTTATGAATGTGCTCAACTTTTATTATATTAAAAGCGCAAAAGACGATATGGTATATCCTGCTCATTATTTAGTTTTAGAATTGAATAAAGATGGAATTATTTATTCAGGAAAGGCAGTGATTGAAGACAATGAAGGTAAAAACATTTTTTCTTCTACTCATTTTGAGGTTATTAAATCAATGGTTGCGCAGGTAAATATGTTAGTAAAACAAGAATTGAAGTAGGTATGAACGCAGAAGCCAAAAAACAGTTGATGACTTACCTAGCTACCGGCCATCGCCACGAGTCCATGACAAGTATGTGGGCATGTAAATACTGTGGAGATAGGTTTCAAAAGGGTAAAAACTTTTTTGAACGCATGGTAAGAGAAAAACCGGAGCTATTTGAGTATAAACCCCCAGAACTTAAACCGGATGCAAAAACAAGTGAGATGTATGGTAAGCTTATAGATAGGATTAAGAAGGACAAGCTGTATCGTAGGCACGTTGAAAGGTTGGCTTATGGCACAGAAGAAGAAAAGGACGAAGAAATAGCAAAAAGTAATTCAGGGTTTTATAGGAAAAATTATGGCAATTAAACAAACTTTTTTTTGCGATGCTGACGGAAAGGAATTTGACCCTAGTGAAGGCATAGCGACTATTGGAGTAATGCTTCCAAAGATAAACGAGAAACTTGAGACGCAGAAGCTGACATTCGAGGGGAACTTCTGTACTAAATGCTCCGAACTTATCATGCAATTTATCCAATCATTAAAAGAAGAACTAAAATGAGCTACTCTTGCTATCGGTGTAATAGTGCGGTTGTGCAGGAAGAATATCAAAGGTGTGGGCCGTGCGAAAAAGAGCATAAAGAATTGTGTGCAAAGCTCGATGCGCGACCAAAAGTGAAAGTACAGAAAGTTAGAGAAGAACTATTCCCTCTGAAGGAAGGCGATAAAACTATGTGGATTGACCGAGAGAGTGCAAGGTTTATGGGAATTAAATTACCAGAATGAAATTAAGTGCTTTCGCAAAGTTAATCGGAGTTGAGAAAATTGCGGCCACAAACATAGATGATGTTGTTTTTAGAGCAAAAGAATTAGGCATCAAGGAAATAGAAGTTTCGGTTGAAGAAATGAATGTATTGGTTGTTTTTTATCTGTATAATAGTGGAGACAAAGACCCAGCCAAGCCGAAGATATTACGAGAGGGAAAAATAGACAAGTTTTTAGGTATAGACATAAGGGAAAGTTAAGAAATGAAAATCGAGCTATCTGAACAAGATTGTGAGCGATTTAAGCTCTTTCAGGAATACTATTCTAACTTTGTTTTTTTATTGGAACGTGGAGCTTTCGACAAGCAGAGAGGGAAGATTGAATTTAATAAAGACCAAAATGGCGTTATAGCCGACGTGTCAGTTATCCACAGATTTGACAGAAAAACGCAAAGTAGTATTATTGAGCAAATACCTCTAAG